TTCATTTTCATAAGATTCTGAATACCAATCTTTGCTGAAGATGCTTTATTCATTACAAACTCACCAGGAGTAAGCATTGCTGGAACATTATCTTTATTACCACTTCCAGGAACTGTACCACCCTGATTCATAATCATTGTATCAGATATAGACTGAACTAAACCACCACCAGCAAAATTATTAATTACACCACCACCAATATTATATGCTGGAACAAGACCACCAGCATTCATTCCAACAGCTTTTGCAGTTTCTCTTGGATCTAAGAATTGCGTTCCAGACTCTTGATCTATTCTAATTGCTTCATCTCTTCTTGCATCTGATGCTTTCCATGCATCACTAGCATTAAAAATAGGATAAAGTTTTTCTTCTGGCATACCTACCAGTTTTCCTCTACCATCAGGATATTGTACAACATCCATAAAATTAATATCTTCATATCCTTTTTCCTTGCGTATAGATTCCACAAGTTGGGTTTGATGTTCTATCAAATCAGGCATCCCAATAGAACCACCCAATTCAGTCAAGGTTTCTTTATCCTCTATTACCTTACCACCTTTTGTTTTGTAACTAGATGTAAATGTTTCCTTATTATACATAAATTGATCTGGTAGAACTTGACCCATTCTATATCCAGTTGTTCCAAAATGAGATTTATCTCCAACAGGACCACCACCCGAATAAGCAGGTTTTCCATCCTTTTCTGTAGGTTTATTTGTACCACCAGCAGCAGCATTCATTGAGGCAAGAGTATCTACACCATATGCCTGTACTGCACCCTTACTTAAAACAAACTCACCATCGGTAAGCATTGCAGGAACTTTATCATCTCCTTTCTCACCTCGTATTTGTCCACCTTCTTTAGATTCTACAGGACCACCCTCTTTCATTCCTTGAGGTTGTTTAATATTCTGCAAATCTTTTTGAGATTTATCAACGTCTCCAAGTTCTGCAGGTTGAGGAGATTTTTCTGGATCTCCCGTTTCTGGAGCATCACCACTCAGTTTCTTTGCATCATCTTCTATATTTTTTCCTAAATCTGCTCCTGTCTTTTCCGCATCCTTATTAACATTCTTTAATTCTTTATCAACACCTTTTCCAAATGAAAAAATAGATTTTACTATATTGATAATCTTAGGAATACCCCATGCCAATAATGCAATTGTCCCTATAATAAATCCACCAGGACCCAATAAGGCAGGAACAAATGCCATAATACTTGCTAATAATACTGGCCACCAATCTTTAAGGAACTTAAATAAAGAACTAACTTTATCTGTATTTGCAGGGTCAGTAAACCACTCAAACAAACTGATAACAGCTTTTCCTAATAAGATTCCTATTAGGAAATCCATCAATTTAGTCCATAATCCTTTCACAGGTGCAAGAATTTTCTCTCCTACTTTCTTCGCACCACCCATTATCTTACCACCAGCCTCTAAGGCTTTCTCCTTCATTCCTCTTTTCTTCTGCTGCTGCTGTTCTCTTTGCTCAGAAACCTGCTCTTGACTAACTTTTTGTTGACCTATTAAAGTTTCCCTAATCGAATCAACACTACTAGCAATCGAATTAACAACACCTATTACACCATCTAAAGGAGATGCAGGTTGTTGTGATTGAGATACATCCTCTACTGTTTTTGATAGTCCATCTTTTTCTTGCTTATCACCTAACTTAAATCTTCTCTTTCTTTCTTCAGGACTTAGATACTCTCCTTTTTCATCTTCACCCAACACCCTCGATTTATATCCAGCATCAAATGGAGTTCCTTTTGCTAAATCTTTAGCACTTATTTTTCTCTTTTTAGCCTTAATTGGTGGTCTCTTTTTCTTCTTCTTTGGTTTTTTCTTTGTAGCAACAGATTTATCTACTGCATCAAATTTTGATTTTTCTCCAACAAACTCTTTCTCTTCATCCGTCATTGGAACTGAAGAGTTATATTCTTCTACTTCTTCTGGTGTTGCATGAGCAGCATCAAATTCTTCATCTTCTCCTGCTGCTGCTTTTTCCTGATGTATATCCTTTAATAAATCATCTATACCCGATTGTGCTTGTTCTTCTGCTGCCTGATGTGATTCTAATTCACTAACCTTCCCTTCAAGCCCAAGAACACGCACCAAGGTTTTCCTTTGCATTCCAAAGGACTTACTTAGTGTCTTATGAAGTTGAGCAAGTTGAATAGGAATGTCTTTCTCAAGACGTTCAACTTTACCCGCTAGTTGATAGTGAGGATCATGCTTGGCCCTCAGAGCATCTATCATGTTGGGTTTAGTACTTGGCATTAGCCTTTTCTTGGTTGCGTTTTAATTCCTCTTCTTCGAGGTGCAATCTTAAAAGTCCGACATAAATGTCTCGCTCCCAAGGCATCATATTCTCAATTTCCGTTAATGAATATTTATGGTACTGCATCAAGGCAAAATTGAGACGGAAGTAATTCTCAAGGTCCATATGAACCATGCCTAACCGAAAAAAGATGCTAATCCCTCCAATACCACATCATTCTCAACTTTTGTTTTTGGATTAGTGATTTTGATAGTATGAGATAATTTAGGCATAGTCTCAAAGAAAGTCTCAATTAACTTAAATTGACCTGAATTCATCTGCTCTAAGAAATCATTAACTTCTTTCTTAGTACAATCAGCAGTTGCCCAAACTTCCTCTTCACTATAAATTTTATCAATACAAGAAGCAATCAACTGGAATGACTGATCCATTTGATTCTTTTCATTAAAATCAAAGTTATTCTTAATAAATTGATCTAACGATGGATACTTCATTTCCATCATCAAATTTTCATCCAACTTAATCTGTTTATTATGCTCTTCACTTTTCTGAACCTGAATATCATCTAAATTAATATCCACAGTTACTTGAGTTGTCTCATCATCAGGACAAACAATATTAACTTCTAATTCTTCTCCAACAGACTTACCACGAATATTAAGGAATAAAAACTCAATGTCAAAAGTAGGAAGTTGTTCTACTTTAATTCCTTTCGTAAGAACACAATTCTTTAATACTGATTTAATAGCAGTAGTAATCTGCTTATTATCTTCGCTTTCTAAAGCAAGTACTAATAGTTTTTCTTCTTTTACTAAAAAAGGTCTAAACTGAATTGTCTGGTCAGTTGATGGTAAAACCAATTCATAGGTTGGCGTAGCAATCTTTGGTAATGGCATAATATCCTATAATAATTTCAGTGCGTATATTTATATATAAGGGTTTTTGAGATTATGAACCAAAATAGTCTATAACATTCTGAGCTGCCTGTGAAGATACATTCAAACCAGTAGCATCATTAAGAATACCTATACCAAGATCAAGCCAAGGATTAGTACCTCTAGTAGCTCTTCCTGCTCCACTATTAACTGGTGGTTTGATTGCTTGTGAAGAAATAGTTCCAGCATCCAATCCCATCAACACATATCTAACATATGTCATAGAAACTGTGCATTTTAAAAGATTAGAAGCATCATAAGAAACTGGCATCGAAGTCATTGCCTTTGGCCATGCTTTAACAAATTGATACTGCAATCTTCCACTCTGTTTTTCCCAATAACTTTTCTCAAATTTAGTAATAGTTAATCCATTGGAACAATATCCCCCAGTTCCAGGAGCTCCTGCAGGTTCATCAGGATATCTCGCCCTATAATTATAGTTTGAGAATAATGGATTTAGTTGAGCATTTTCATCTTCATTCATTACACCTCTCATCCATTTCTCAAAGAATTTTATAGGAACATAATTCTCACCATCAACATAAAATGTAAAATCAATACTCTCATCAAACATTCTCCTATATGCGTGTCTCTCAGTCACTCCCGTAAAATCATTAGTTAATTCTGTAGTTGCTATATTAGATCCTGGTAATGATGCTTCTGTACATTGTAAATTTAACCTTATTCTCTCACGACTCTCTAACTCACTTGTCATGAAAGGAGGTAGGGGAATCTGAACCTCAAAATGCGAAGTTAAAGCAGGATTAAGTAGATTAGCTTTTATGGCAGATGTGCCTCTTTTGATAGGCATTTTATAAATACTATTTGACCTTATATATTATGTATGGCTGAAAGTAAAAAGAGTTTATTTAAACCCACAAAACCAAGGAAATATAAGGGTGATGTTAATAATATTATCTGTCGTAGTTCTTGGGAAGC